CGTGAACAAAAGATGCCAAAGGATCAAATACAATAAGCTTTAAATCACTCATTTGTTTGATTTGTTCGTAAAGTTTATCAAATTCATCACTGGTTCTATATCCATCATGTGTTTCTTGCATAATTGGAAAAACACCACCAACATTAGGTAAGCTAACGATTCGTAGCTCGTGTTGATAACTAGACCTTTTGTTTTCATAATCAAGTCTTTCAACCCTTCTGTGCATTTCATCTTCGTCATCTTCAGCTGTAAATATAATTGCATTACCAAACTCATTTATAGTACCTCC